GATTGTACTTGCCTGATCGCCATTAAACAAACCTTGTGCTAATGAGTTCAAAATCTCTAATTGGTTCTGCTGGACGTTGTTTACTATCAAGACTCATTGTTTGTCCATAAAGCCCACCACGACCGTTATCTTGTGGTGAACCCCAAACTCTTACTTGAAGCTTATTCATTTTGGTTTCATCGGTTGGGATATGCTCCGCGATCTCAAGAGCAAGAGCTTTAATAGCAAAGTAGACAAACCAATAAGGCCATCCTTCAGCAATGACATATTCTTGATAATCTGCCCAAATAGCTGATTCATTTGTCAGGACACGATTGCCAAATAAGTTGTAATCTTGGATTGGAATAGCGCCTGCTGAGCCACTCGCATATAAAGCATTAAGCCGTAATAGATCACCTGGTAATTGGTAAGCATATTGATATTCGTTAACAGGAGAGGTGACTAATTGACCAAGCTGAGCTTTCTTCTGAATGAAATACCATGGATAAATTGAGAGAAGATATCTTGAGAATGTATCCCAAATATCACCGCATATAGCAGCCCTTTGATTATCATCTGTAAAGGAATTAATGGAACCAAAACCAATGGTATTGAGCGCACGAGAACATATCTCGTATTTAGTAACAGCCATTAAAATCCTCCCTATGAAGATAATTAAATTAACGAAATGTCAAACATCACAGTTGAAGTCGAAGTATTTGTGCTTCCTCCATCTGACGAAACAGTCAAATATTCTCCAATAGAGGCTGTATTTAAAGCTGTTGGATATGATGTATAAGCAACCTTTGCTCCAGCATCTGCGACAACAGTTAGAACACCACCTGTGATGGCAGTCTCTCCACCAGTATTTCCAATAGATGTTGTAAGTACTGCATTAGCTCCCGTAACGTCTGCATAGTTAATAACATTAACAGAAACAATTTTACCAGCTACTGGCATAACTACACTTCCAGCACTTCCGACTGCTGAGATATTTGGAATAACTGTTGTTAAATAAATATGTTGGTGAAGTTCATCTTGTATTTCAGCAATAACATAAGCAGGAGCCGCATCTGTAGAACCACCATCTGAAACAAAACGTACTGTATCTCCTGCTTCCATATGATTGAGACTTTGTGGGGATCCTGTATCAATATCACCAATAGCTGATCCAGCATTTTCAATGGTTACTACTCCATTTACAAATGTCGCACTTGTAGTTTGATTTCCAGGAGTGATAACAGCGTCTCCACCTGTAATAACGCCACCTAGAATTGTTGTAATGTGAGAGATCTCACCACCACTTTTTAAAATGATATCGAGATTACCATCAGTAGCTGCCCCTCCTCCAATAGCTGTACCAGCCGTTGAAATATCAGGTATGGTTCCAAAAATTAAACTAGAAGTGTCAGATACAGAAATGATATGAAAAATATTTTCATCTTTATAGGCGACAACAAGACGTGTGCTACCTGATGATTCTGTATAAGAGTCATCAGTCGTGCTCGTAAATGTTACAAATTGGACCTCGATTTCATCGCTTACAGATAAGCGAGATTTAATATCATCGAAGTAGCCTGTTGCTGTAATTGTTGCAAGCGTATCATCTGTTCGATACACATACTTTGCGGAAGCATGACCACGGCCGGATTGATTACCAACTGGGTAAAACGTTGAATTCCTATAAGCCATGAAGACCTCCCTATAAAATTTTAGAATAGAGGGGCGAACCCCTCTATAATTAAGCTTCTGTAACGATAATCATACAATAAAGCTCTTGAACACCTGTCGAAGCACCTGTGCTAATAAGCCTTACTGTCTCACCAGCAGCGACAGCACCGTTAAGAGTTACAGCAGATGATGTATCAACGTCACCTTTAGCAGAACCAGCGTTAGCAACGGTTAAAGCTCCACCCGTAAAGGCTTGAGACTGCGTGTCATTTCCTGAAGACAAAACAGCGTCTGCAACGGTAATTGCACCGCCAAGGATTGTTGCATAACTCGTAACAACACCAGCCACACTTGAGATAACATCACAGTTACCATCAGTCGCAGCAGCACCAAGTGCGCCACCAGCTGTAGACAAGTCTGTCATAGTTCCAAACAAAGCATATTCGGTATCCTTTAGACGGATAATATGCATCAAGTCATTGCCTTTATAGGCGACAACAAGCTTTGCTTTGCCTTGGATTTCTGTAGCTGTATCGTCAGTCGCACTTGTGAAAGTTACGAACTGTACTTCGATTTCATCACCCATGGAAAGGCGGGACTTAATGTCAGAAAAATAATCAGTCGCCGTAATGACAGCTAATGTGTCATCCGTACGGTAAATGTATTTTGCTGGCGCATGGTCACGACCTGATTGGTTTCCAACGGGATAAAATGTTGAATTTCTATAAGCCATTCTAATTTATCTCCTTATTAAACTGTGACAGATTCGTCGATTGTGATTGAAGAAATACCTTCAGCATCAATAGCAACTGAACCAAGGGCTAGTTTACCGTTAACCAACCAAGAAACCTTCTCAGGAACATAGTTGATTTCAGTTTTCATATCGATACCAACAGCAACACCAACAGCTTGTTTATGCCAAGCCAATAGAGTCCGGTTGTTTCCTGCTAGAGTCAGACCACCTTCGTCACGATCTTCGATCAAGTGGAACTTGAAACCGTAGAATGTGTCGATTTGACCTGAAACAAGTGCCATAACACTGTTGAAGTCAGATGAGGTTGCTTGTGTGCTTCCAAGAAGTTGCTCTTTAGCAGTAGCAGACCAAGCCAAGTGACGGTCAGTAGATGGAACACCAAGGGCATCCATTTGCTTTCCAATACGGCGTAGCTTGCCCATATTGAATGCGTTGTTTGCACCAACACCAACGGCAACAGTGTTTGTTGTACCGGAAGCATTCATTGCATCAATTGCAGATTGATCCCAACGACGGCCAAGAGCACCAGCAACAGACATTACCAATTCACGGCGTTCGTCAAAGTTGATCTTTTGTTGTTGGAAGATATCGGAATATTCAGGTGCTACATAGTCAGCAAGTGTTACTGTAGCTGTTGTATAGTCAAGACCCATAGGAGTCACATCCGCATGAGGCGTATGTAGTCCAGCTAGACCTTTTCCGATTTTAGTAAAACGATGGGTTGAACCAATTACACCATTCTTAGTGCGTAGGGTTCCTTGTAGTTTTGCCATGCCTTGATATGCTTGTTTAACTTCTGCGTCAAACTGAGCAACAAAGGCTGGAGCGATGATTCCAGAAGACATTATGCCTCTCCTTTAATTGTTAAAACCTAAACTAAATCGCTTCAGATTGGCCTTGGACATATAAAGGGTTGCTGTAAAGCAGTGGGCCGAATGTCTTTCGGGTTAGAAACATACGAGAATATGCTCGCACATCACTCGTCTTTCCGAGCTGTCAGTAGGTCTCTTAGAGAGATGGGCTACATATTAATATAGTACTATATAATTATATAGTTGTTAACTAAATTTTTGTTGATAATAATCAGTAACCTTCTTTTGTAAAGTAGGATCTGATTCGTATTCAGGGCTTGAAATCATCTTTTGGATTTCTTGCTCACTGGGTGCTCCATCAATAGGCATAGAGGTATCAGGAATAGTCATATTTCCTGCTGCTTGACGATACGCATTAATGACACGAATCTCACGAGCACTCATACCCATACTCTGTGCTGTCTCAAAATCATCTTTGCTAAGAACACCATCATAGAATAATTGTTGATTCCAATTCTTAATACCTTGGATTTGTCCTTGAGCATTATCACCAAGTTTCTTCATTTCTGAATCGAGATAAGCTTTTTGATCTTCTTCACTAGGACCTTGTGGTTGACTCATTTCCTGAAGCTCTTTGTTATTCAGAGCTTCTTTCATATAACCTTTAAAGATATTCTCGAACTTCTCTTGATCTAATCCGTTCTCGAAAGCAACCTTACGAAAGATATCAAGACCTGGATCATTCTCAGGAATTTCAATACCAATTTCATCCGCCATCTTCGTAGCATCTATTTGGTATGATTCTGGACTCTCTGGCGCAACTGGCTGGCCTTTAGAAAGTTTCTGGCGGAGACCTAAAGCTTTATCTTTTTCCTTTTTATATTCCTCAAAAAGGTCATTCGCCTTAAACGCTCCATTCTCCTCGTCCCAAAATTCTGCTGGTAAATCTTCCGGCCTCTCGAGCTTAGGTGCCTCTTCTGGATTTGTCTCAAATACATTAACGCTTGTGTCCTGCTCTTCAGTTGGCGTTACAAAGTCTGCATCAGTTGTCCCGCCTAGCATTCCTGTTTCTTGAGCTTGTTCTTGTTCTTGCATTTTTTTTATCCCTCTGTATTTTTAGCGCTAATTCTATGCTCTATCGAGCTTATTATTGAATTCTGTCCCTCTCTCC